CCTCGGATTCTGCACGGGTCCGCTCGGCAATTCGGGCGTATTCCGCGACCTGCCCATTTGCGGCATCGATGATGTCGAGCAACTCCGGAAGGGCATTGATGCCCTCGATCAGCAGGCGTGCCGTGGGCCCTTCGGGTCCTGCCGGAAAGCACAGATCAGGATGGCCGTCGGGCTGGTTGCAGGGCGAGACCACCGGCACATGGTAGGGGTCCACGATTCGCCGCCAGGAATTGCTGGTTGCCAGCGTCCAGGGCAGCGGGCAGGCCTGGCGGATCAGTTCGCGCAGCTTCTGTGTGTCGATTGTCATTCGTCATCCTCCCGGAACGCGACGTACTGCTCATCCCAGTCGCCTGGCGTCATCTTGTCGGGCCAGTCGTCTTTCCCTTCGATCCCCTGCCGCAGGCGCCAATCTGCGGCGAATTTTTCAAGGTCCAGGATGCGCGATTCCAGCCAAGCTCCGAGCGTCTGGGGTTTCGTGTCTGCGGTCATTTCAGAGCCTCCAGGAATCCATCCAGGCAGGACCGAAAGCCAGCAGCAAAGCCGCCCTGGTATCCGTTTCGATCATCGGCCTTGTCGGCGCCGATGGCGTGTCCAGCGGCGACGCGCTCCATGCGGTCGAGCGCTGTCTGAATCTTGGCGCGCAGGTATTCGCCCTCGTAGGCGTCTGCTGCCGCATCTATGCTGCCCTGGTTGATGTGCAGGCCAGACAGCGGGTGTTTGGTATCTATGGTCATGCGACCTCCTTATTCAATCCCGATTCCGGCGCGTCGAAAAAGCGCGACAAGTGCGCATCCAGCTTGGAGCGGTACGACGCCATTTCCGATTGCGCGGAGCTGGTGACTGCGGGATTCGTCCACCACCAGGGGATGCCCATCAACCACGCCGCAAACGCCGGATTCAGTCGCCGGGGCGAGGAAGGGGAATTGCTGGATGATTCCGGGCCAGTCGCTGCTATCCGGGCCTGGGGCGAAGATTCCGAGTGCGTCACAAACGCTGATAGCGTCGGGCCGCTGGGCCTGTTGAAATGGCTCATCGTTGCTGCCCCCCCCCCTGTTCGCTCTTGAAGTCGCGGGCTGATGGGGTCGGAAACATCATTGATGCGCGGAACAGCGTGACCATTCCTGCATTGATGCTCCCGGCTGATTCTCCGTCCTGCGCCATCGGCGTCGGCCATTCGCCAAGCGAAACAAAACCATCGCGCCCGCCGATGACTGGCGCCCACTTCGGACGCGGAAAGAGTGATCCACTCCGCATCCCACCCTCGGTCGGCCAGTTCTCCCATGACTCGGGAGGCGGCGCGCTCTTCGAGTTCGCCTTCGGCTTCGTCCACAACGGAGGCGGTGGCAGAAGCGATGGCGCTGACGTTCTCCAGAATGAGGAATCGCGCCGCGCAATCGTCGGCAATGTCGCAGACCCGGAAAAACAGGCCTGACCGTTTGCCGTCGAGGCCAGCTCGTCGCCCCGCAATGGATAAATCCTGACATGGGAAACCGGCAATGATGCAATCCACACGTCCGCGCCATGCTGCGCCGTCGAACGTGAGCATGTCAGACCAGACAGGCGACGGATCAATGATTCCCGCTTCCATAAGCGTGACAAGCTGGCTGGCAGCAGCGGCTTCGCGCTCCACGTAAGCCACGGTTCGGTATTCGTGTCCGAGAAATCGGAATGCAGCACGGACGCCTTCTCCAAGCATTCCGACTCCGGAGCAGAGTTCAATTCCGGTAAGTACAGCCACACATCATTCCTCCCACGGTCCCGGGTAATCGCGCCCTGGCTTCTGGCGCTTCTGGCGGCTACGCTTGCTCATCACGCCTCCCTGACTGCAAGCATGACGTCGGCCAGGCGATAGGCCCGCGCAGCGACATCGTGAATCGACGAGGCGTTCGGCAGCGGATTTGCCGACCACCCCTGCATCGCCTGGGCGGCGAAGTAGTCGCGCAGGCTCATGCCGAAGCACGTCATTTCGGGCTGGCCGCTGCCGTTCAATTCCCATACCGGATATGCCGGGCCGCCGTCGTTTCGTTCGCTCATGTCAGCCTCCAAGATGGATTGCCAGCATCCCGCGATCCATGATCGGAAGGGCGTCGCTGCTGTTCATGATTCGACGCAGTCCGGTTTCTCCGCCAGGAAATCCGGTGACCGCCGCCACCACGTCGAGTTTTCCTTGTTTGTCCGCATTGCGCAGGGCTGCGCGGATGCGATCGTCTTGCTGTTGGTCGGTGATGTCCATGTCTTGCTCCAAATAGGTGGGCGGGCGCGACAGCGAGTTGGGAGGAGGAGACCGGTGCCGCCGCGCCCTTAACGCCCATTGATCTATGCCGCCGCGCTTTCCGCGACAGCCGTGGTTTCAGTGATCCGGCCTTCCTCGACCCAGAACCCGGTGACGCACGGGAAGATCTCGAAATTCGGCAGTTTCTTGAACGTCCCGAACACCAGGGCGGTGTCGATCTTTCCGGCCTCGGCCAGGGCGTCCAGCCCGGCAATGCAATCGGCGCGGCTGGCCAAGTCCAGAATCCCGAACTCGTCGAGCGCCACCAGCTTGAGGCCCGACAGCTCGGCCAGCGCCAGCGCGATCTGCGCGTCGGCGCGCCAACGCTCGGACGCCGACAGCAGGGCGTAGGGGCGGCCGCCGGCATAGATGTCGATGTCGCCGTGGACGAGCTCGACGCGCGGGAAGTTCAGCGCCTGCTGCAGGCCAGCCAGGATCCGATTCACCGGGCCCAGGCCCTTGAGCAGGATGTCGGCCGGGATGCCGTCGGATGACAGCGCGTCGACGGCCGCCTGCCAGGCTTGCGCGTCTCGGTGCGCGGCGGCTGCCGCCTCAGTGCGGCCCTGGGCCCGGGCGGCGGCCTGTTGGCCGGCCTGCAGGCGGTTGAGATCGGCGCTGGCCTGGGCCAGCTCGTCCTCGGCGGCGCGCAGGAACTCGCGGATCCGCTCGACGTCGGCCTCACTGCCGCGCTCGATCTGTTGCTCGAGGCGCGCGCCGGCGGCCTTGGCGGCCTCGATGTCGCGGCGGTCGTTGTCCACTGACCGCTGCATCAGGTCGCGGGCCTTGCGGGCCTCGGGCAGTTGGACGGCGGCGATCTGAGGGTCGGCGAGGACGACATCCAGCGGGCCGTACTCGGCCTCATAGGCGGCCAGCGTCCGGCAGATTCGTTCGTGCAACTCGGTCGCCGAAGGAAGGATTTCGCAAACTTCGGACAGGCATGCGGCCAGGTCGTGCACCAGCCCGACACGCGGCCCGGTACCGGCGCGCTGCTCCAGCTGCTGCACCTGGTCGACCCAACGCTTCAGCTCGGCCTCGTCGCGCACCAGCTTGTCTTGGGCGGCCTGCAGCCTGGCGAACGCCTTCTGATCGGCCTCGCGGTTTTCCTGGGCGGCCAGCCACGCCTTGAGCTTCTGCTCGGCGGCGCCCAGCTCGGTGCGGCCGTTGGCGATGCGGTTGCGCAGGCCGTCGACCTTGGCCTGCAGCGCCAGTATGGCGTTTTCGTCGACAGGCGCACCCGCCGGCGCCGCCCAGGTCTCAGCCTTCACGTGGCCGTAGGCTTCGCCGGTGGTGGCCTTCCAACTGGCCTTGGCGTCGCGGCAGCGTTCCTCCGCGAACTTCGCGGCGCCCGGGAAGCCGGCGCGCAGCATCGGCGTCACCGACTCGATCACAGCGTCGGTCAGGCCGCGCTCGCGCATGGCGGCGACGATGTCGTCCTTGTTGCTGGTGGCACCGGTCAGGGCGAACAGCAACTGGCGGCGGTCGTCGGTGCTGGCCTGGGCGAATGCCGCCGGATCCAGGCAGTAGGGCAGGGCCTTGGTCATGGAGGCCCACTGAACCCCAGGATAGTCATGGATCAGGCCCCATTCGCCCTTGGGGGCGACGAATTCGCCTTTGCCGTTCTCGAATTCCACTACGACGCTACCAGCCTTCTGGCCGTCGTGCACCAGCATGCCCAGATCCTTCTTTTTCAGGACACGCTCGGGCATGCCCATAAGTGCCGCCTGGATGGCTTCGCGCACGCTGGACTTGCCCGCGTGGTTGGGCCCGCAGAACGCCGCCACCGGCGTCGGCAGGTCGGCAGAAACCTGGGCCACGCCCAAGATGTTGCTGATTTCGATGTGGTGAATACGCATGTCGGTCTCCAAATTCGGTGCCGGGTTACCTTCGTCCCGGCGGCTGCGTCAGGCCCTACGGCGGGTCATATGTGCAGCGGGTGCGATCAGGCGGCTGACCGTCCAGACCTGCGCCGGAGGCTCGGCGCGGATCCTCTCTGTGCGGCCTACGTCCTGCAGATCAGCGCTCGACCTGCAGGCCGCCCCGCGATGTTCTGCGGGGCGGCCTCTCGGGGGGTGTATTAGGGGCGGCCGGCCACGATGTTGAATCCGGTCTCTGTTTGGATCCGGTTCAGTTCTTCCTCGACGGCGGTCTTAAACACGCGGTCGGGGCGGATCAACTCGTACCAGAACGTCACGCGACCGTCCTTTTCCCGGTACTTCAGCCGGGCTTCGATCGGGTAGGCACTGGTGCTGCCATCGAAAACAGGCAGGCCGAGCGTGAAACGCTCGAAGACCTGCATTTTTGTGCGCGTGTCCTTGTCCTCGTCGTCCACGTACTCGAACTGGGTGCCGCCGTTTTGGAGATTGATCTTGCTGCGCAGGCGCTTGTCTGCCGTGGCCTCAAAGCCCAGCGCCATTTGCAGGATGTCGGCACCTTTCGGCATGCCTTCCACCGAAGCGACATCAGACATGTTGTCTTCCAGCCATGTCGCAAACTCGGCCTGGGAAAAGTTCTTGCGATCATGACCTGTCCAGCGCCGCCATTCGATGGCCTGCGTCGGCGTGAAGATGCACAGGTGATCCTTCCAGTCCTGCGCGTCTTCCTCGCTGCCGTGGTCGTTCAGGACGCACACCAGATTAAATTTGCTGGCCTCGGCGTCGATGTCGGCATAGATGACGCTGGAATCTTGGTTGCCATGCTTGGTCGTGTAGAAGATGAAGCCCTTGGAATCGGTCGTCGTGACCTTGCCGCGCTTGCGCATAGGGCGCGGCATGTGTTTTTCCAGGCCATGCACGATGTAGTTTTCTGGCACCAGCACGCACGGCTCGCCGCCAGGAATTTCATGTGGTTTGGCCTGGGCGGCTCCGGCCGCCAGAAGCGTGGCGAAATTGTCTTGTGCATCCATGTCTGTTCCTTATTTGGTGATGGTTTTGAGTTCGCGGACGGGGGCTGGGGTGACCTGCTTGAAATCGAATTTCTGCTGGCGAGGGTCCTCGGCAATGAGGTTCCCCTCCGGGGTCGCCCACAGCAGGGATTCAGGGGTCGCGCCCTGGGGCTTCTTGGCCGACACTTCGGCCTTGACCGCCAGGGCTCCCGCCGTGGACGGCTTGATGGCGATCTTGAGGGTGAGTGAGCCTGCCTTTTGCTGCGCGGTGACCGCGTTGATCAGGTCGCTGAACAGAGTGCCGGCGACATCCATGACCGGCACCAGGTCGCCGTCATCCGTCACCATCAGGACGCGGTCAAGGTTTTCGTGAAGGGGTTTCGTCATCGCGGATTACTCCATGTCAGCCGCATCGGCGCGGCGGCGGGTTTGGCGGGTGGTGGAAGCGGGGGCGGGGGCCGGCTGGCGCTGAGGCTGTCGGTCCTCGGGCTCGAAGGGCAGGCCGTCATCGACGACGCCGTCGAGCTCGTTCAGGCGGCGCTCGTAGGCGGCCTGAAGTTCGGCGGCGCGCGCGGGGTCGCAGTCGCGGATCTCGTCGGCAGCGAGGAGCAGGACGTCGTGATCCGTGGCGCGTTGGATGCTGGCCAGGACCTTGTCGGCGTCCAGGTATTCAGGGGCCGGCGGGGTGGTCGGGTCGGGATCGGCGGCGGCTGGCCCACCAGCGTCCGTCGCGGCGGCCTGGTCGTTGCTGCCGTCGTCCTCGTCACCGTCATCCATGGGCGTGATGTAGTCGCCTTCCAGGACGTTATCCAGGGCCTGCGACCGGCCGACAGCGTTCAATTCATCCAGTGCGGCGGCGCTGGCCAGCTCGATCGACACCGGCAGGTACTTCACCAGGCGGCGCAGTACGGTCTTGCGGCCCATCTCGGCGTAGTGCTGGCCCCATACCGTTGAGCGCTTATCCTTGGCGAATTTGTAGTTCTGGCTGTTGTCGCGGATCTCATTGATCTGCTCGGCGCTCATGACCTCGAAGGCATGGCCGCCGCCCACCAGCTTGGCGACCGCATAGAAGGCGATGACCGGGCCACGCGCGCCCATCGTGGGCTTGTGCGTCAGCGTTTCGTCCAGGCCGTAGCTGTACTCGAACTCGTCGTTCGCGCAGACCTCATGGGCGGCGATGCTCACGATCTGGCCGCTGCGCCGCGCCAGGTCGATCAGGCCCTTGTAGCCCAGCACGATCTGGACCTCGGTGACGCCCTTCTTGCGGTTGTCGAACGGGATCAGGTAGGCGTGACCCAGCGGCGTGTTCGGCTCCAGGCCCAGCTGCGAGCAGTGCACGACGGCACCCATCAGGGACTCGACGCTGCAGTTCATCAACTTCGGCGTGGTGCGCAGCGCGCCCAGGGCGATTTTCAGCATGCGGTCGGCACTGACATGCTTGGGCAGCACCGCGGCGAGAGATCCTTTCTGGCTCTCGAAGAATTTCTTGACGTTGCCGATGCCAGCTTCGCGGGCGACCATCTTCGAGGTCTGCTTCAGTTCGGCAAGGGACGTGGGATTTGCGGTCATGGTGGCGGTCTCCAGGTTAAATTTGCGGGATGTTGTTGGTGAGGTGCATGCGTGACTTCGCCTTCATATACGCGTCATGCGCGGCCTCGGCAGTGTCGAAATAACCGAGGTGGTGGTTCTTTCCGAAGGCGTGTATCTGGGCGATGTACTTGTTCCGTCGGCGCGTCACGCCGAGCATCCCGGTGCTGTTATTGATGCGAGCGCGTGAGACGTTCTGGTTATTGAGAAACCTGTCAGCTTCTCTGAGATTTGAGATGGCGTTGTGTGCGCGGCAACCATCAATGTGGTCAATTTCGTCTGCTGGCCACCGACCGAAGACATACAGCCAGGCAAGCCGATGAGCGGCGTATCGAACTCCGTCAATCGTGATCTGTATGTACCCCTTGCCGTTGTCGCTGCCGGCGATCTTTCCTGCCTTGTCTTTCCGTCTTGCGGCCTTCCAACGAAACACGCCAGTAGCGGGGTCGTAATTCAGCAGCAACTTGACGCGCTCTTGTGTGGGGGCGGATTTCATTCAAACACCTCCATTGCCCATGTCGGCAAACCAACCACTCCAATAGCGTTGGAATACGCCGGCCATTGCCCAGACCGAAGACATGCCGCATACGTATCGAGATTCCTTCTGTACTTCGTGCGTCCGGTTTCCAAGCTGGCTTCGTCAAGCATGACCGCCGAGGCTGCGTACGGATATTCAGTCTCTACGGCGAGAAAAATGAACCCCAGGACTTCGACGTTGGCCGCCATTGCATATCCGTCCGAGTAATAAGCAGCCTGGACTTCGTACCTCATGCGGGCGATCTGGCGGGCGAATTCGCCGGGCGAGGCGTTGCTGTAGGTCTTCACGTCCACCAGAATCACGCGCCGCTCTCCGGCGTCGTGCACCCAGTCCGGCCGGCACCTGCACAGCACGCCCGTCACCGGGTCGCGCCAATAGGCGGACACCTCAGGGCGGCCGTTGGCCAGCGCATCACGGATGTCGGGCAGGCGCAGCACGCTTTCGGCCTGGCGCAGGGCGGTCTCGCGCTGGGCGTGCGTGATGACCGTGCGGCCTTCGTTGGCCGCCAGACAGTCGCGCCACCAGGCCATGGCCATCATGCTGTCGGCTGACGGGTTCTTGGCGTTCCATTGCGCGCTGGTGGGCTTGCGCGGCGCGTCCGGCGGCAGCGTCACGTAGCGCCGCTCGAACTCGGCGGGCTCCAGGATCGCGCAGTGCGCGAGGTGCCCCACCAGGCGCGCCGGCGTCTCGTCGTCGGCCTTGGGCGGCCGGGCCGGGTCCAGATATTCGGCGAAGTAGTGCGCGGGGCTGCGCTCGATCAGGTCCAGGCCGGTTTTGCTGATCGCTGTCGTGTCAGCGTGGTAGGCGTCGATGTCCAGATCAGGATGGATGCCGATCAGATTGACGGGTTCGGTGACGGCGTTCATGCTCGTGCCCCCCATTCGGCAAACTTCAATGCGTCTTCCGCGGCATCCGCCCGGGCCTGATCGGCCGCGATTTTCTTGGCCGCGATGATCTCCTGCTCGATGGCGCAGCGGTCCTCGCTAAACATCCGCTTCTCGAGCCAGGGCGCCGGCCGGCCGCGGCCGTCGAGGACGACGAACTCGATCTCGGTGTAGCCGTAGCAGTCGTCGGGGCTATCTGCCCAGTAGCCTATGGCCGGCTGGTGGAAGTAGCGCGTCACGCGCACGCGACACGGAATGCCTTGGATGTGGGTAGGCAGGATCATGGCCGCACCCTCCGTCCGGTCATCGACTCGTAGATGATTCGTTCCGCCTGGGCGCATTGGCAGGCATCGAAAAATCCGAAGTGGCAGGCCTTGGTCTCGATGCCCATGCGCTCGGCCAGCCACGAGTAGGCCGCGCCGCGGTCGCCGCCGAAGCGTTCCCGACAGATCCGCATGAATCCCGGCTTGACTGACTTCCGGGCCTCGCGGGTTTCCTCGTCGGCGAGCGTGCCCAGCGGCAGGTCGGTGTCCGGGTGCAGCCCGACATACGCCCGGCAACCCGAGCACAGGTAGACGTACGGCCACTCGCCGTACTCGCGGCCGTAGATTTCCGCATTGCTGACCAGCCCCACGCACTCGCCGCAGTGCGGGCAGTCCGTGGGCGCCTCGATGCGGTCTTTCACGCGAGCCAGCGCCCGGCGGGAGACATGCGGTAGCGGGGCGGGTGCGGTGATCTTGTCCGGGCTTTTGGCGCGGGGATCGATGCCGAGGATGTTCATGACTGACCCCCGGCGGCTTTGTTGATCGCCGCCCCGGTCAAGTCCATAACTCGACCCCATTCGACGCCCGTGATGTCCTCGGCGTTCGGCGGGCACTTGGACAGGTATGCGCGGGCGGCTTTCAGGGCCTCGAGTAGATCGGGGGCGGCCACGATCAGGCGGACGTCTTCCTCGCGCCAAATGCTCTCGGCGATCAGGTAGTCGCCGTAGTATCCGACGTGATCGTGGCCGCCGTTGATGTTGTACCCAGGCAGCGGCTGGTCGGAGACGACAGCACCACCGCGAGGCGATGGGGACCAGGTCCCGGGCGTGTGCTTGGCTCCCATGTCACACCCCCACAAACATCAGCGCCACGAACCCGGCCAGCGCCAGCACGCCCACGGCGTCATAGCGGTCAAAGCGGCGGGTACGCTCGGGAAGGTGGACGGCCGGCGACAGCGTGATCGGCAGCGCGGGGTCGCGCAGCACGCCGATCTCGACGCGCGGCGTCATGGTGCGGCGCCGGTACGTCGGGATAGCGAGGCCGGGATGGCTGGTGGCCGCATCCAGGCGCTGGGCGCGCCGGCGGGCCTGGATGTAGTGGGGGTTGATGGGCTTATTCATCATCGGCCTCCACGAAGGCGCCGGCTTCGTCCAGGCGGTAGAACGTGTCCGGCTTAATGCCGTCCTCGCCAACGTAGGCCACGCTGATGCGCGGGCGGTCTGCGGTCTCGTCGAACCAGGACAGCGCGATCACGCCATCCGGGCCGGCCTTGGCTTTCGTGCCCCGTCCAGCGCAGGCGATGACCGCTTTCTCTCCGGTAGCTGCGATCCGGGCGGAGTCGCCGCTGCTGCCGATCTGGGCGGAGTCGCCGCTGCTGCCGATCCGGGCGGAGTCGCCGCTGCTGCCGATCTGGGCGTAGTGGCCGCTGCTGCCGATCCGGGCGGAGTCGCCGCTGCTGCCGATCCGGGCGGAGTCGCCGCTGCTGCCGATCCGGGCGTAGTGGCCGCTGCTGCCGATCTGGGCGGAGTCGCCGCTGCTGCCGATCCGGGCGGAGTCGCCGCTGCTGCCGATCTGGGCGTAGTGGCCGCTGCTGCCGATCCGGGCGTAGTGGCCGCTGCTGCCGATCCGGGCGTAGTGCTTGCCGCCGTCGTTCAGGATGTCGGTACCGCTGGCGTCCGCGGCGACTTCGACCGGCTCGACCTTGGTGGCGTCCTGCACGCTCTTGATCTTAGCGGCGGTGTCCTCGTCGACGGCGGCCATGACGCCGGCCGGGTCCTTGAGCAGAGAGCGGAACACAGCATCGGTCAGCCAGCGCGAGTCCGCGAACCGGCGGTCATCGCGCAGCGCCTGCTGGACAGCGGCGTAGGTGCCGCCTTGAGGGAATTTCGTTTCGAACCAGGCGCGTCCGTCGCTGCAGGCGCCCCATTCGCGCAGAGCGCGCATGGTGATGGTGAGGGGGGCGGGCTTGGCGGCCCGGGCTTTCTTCGGCATGGTGGTCTCCCAAATCACTACTTAAAGTAGATATCCGTAATTCTACATAAAGTAGAAATGATGTCAACAACTTTAAGTAGAATTTTTTGGGAAAGAAAAGCCCGCAATGCGGGCCGGTCACCTGCTCGCCCAGCTACTCGAGTGCGCTCATAGCATTCTCACCGAGCTGGCGGATGAGATCCTGGAGGACGATTTGTATCTCTGGGGGAATGGGGAGCCCTTGCGAGGACGCCGATAGGGCGACTAGGACTGCGTGTTGATAGCGCAGTTGCGTCATCCCATAGCTGTGTTCGTCGTGGTTCGGTCCCTCTGTCGATGTACCCATACGCCCTCCAAGGTCTGTCCAGCGATTCAATAATACTGTATGAAAAACCAGTTGTAAGCCTTGCCATCCAGCTGAAATCGTGGAACCAACATCCGGTGCGGTTTTTGGTGCGGCTAGGTGTTTTCCCTTGGTTTTATGTCAGTCTGCGACGGTTTTCCAAAAACCCGAAATTTTCCCGAAAATTCGATCTCCGGACGCAAAAAGCCGCCCGAAGGCGGCTGGGGAGGGTGGAACGGGGCGGCGTTAAGGCAGGGTATCCAGGCATAAGGAAGTCGCCCGGAGGCGGCTGGTGCCAGGGGTGCGCGTATCTATCTGGCGCGGTGCTGAAATGGAGCCCCGAAACTACTTGAGGAGCACAACCATGGAGTTACTTCGCGCATCCATCCATTATATGGACCTACCCACGGGCGAGAGGGTCAAGTACCTCCGACTGATGTGCCGCGCTGGTCGAACCATCATCGGTCGATCGGTACTTGCCAGGCGCTTCCCGCCAGAGTTCGTGGCGAGGGTTGAGGTGTTCGAAGCAGCGCACGCGATAGCCGACGGATCCTGACACCAGGCAGTGCGGCACTCGACACGCCGCCCTGCCGTCAAAACCCGGCGCCCGGACATGAAAAGCCCCCTGGAGAGGGCTTGGCGGGCGCCGAGCGATCTTACCGAAACGAGATAATCCCGGGCGGCCGATGAGGCCTTTGAAAGGTTCTCTTCAATAGGGACAGCAACGAAAAGAATCCCGCAAGTGAGATGACGAGCTTGTTGCCGTGCACGAGAGTATCAAGCGCAGCGGAAGAGAAAACCGTCGCCGAGAGCAGCAGCATGGGAAACAACGTCACCCCATGACTGAGATCTATCATGACGGCCTCAGTAGTGATTTCCCCACAGACGAGTCGCCTCACCGCCGTGTAGGCAACCGCCATTGCCAGGGTGTACATATCGACCCACGAACCATCAAACGCAAGATGATCCATTAGATGAAATGGCCGAACTTTATCGCCGGAATGAGGCTCAGAAGGCTACCAGCAATGGCACCTATGTGATTTAAGTCGAGCTTCCAGACCTGGACCTCAGAACCGCTGAAAAAGAGTCCAGCTATGGCGGCACCGATGATCCCACCGGCAGCCATTACTTGAAGGGCGGTGATGGTTTTGCGTGCGTTCATGATTGGGCTCCGAGTCAAAATTTTGACTGTGGATGAGCATCGGCTCGACTTGCCGGGTATTAGAATTATCCCGCCATGGCGGGTTATCCACAGGTATTTTTCTTGCCCTGGCCTTGTCCATGGCTCTCGTCCATGGGGCCTGACTCCGTGATGCAATGATAATTTGTAACTGTGGACAAGTCAACGCCAAGTTGTGCTAGGGAAACCTAGAATACGGCGGAAAACACAGCCCATTTCCGCTCACACCCCAACCCCACACCAAAGGCGTGAGCTACCCCTTGCGCAGCGTCCGCCGAAATTCGCACAAATCGCAATTCGCACAAATCGCGACCCTGGTTTGTACGGATTCAGGGCGAGCTTTTTGGAGATCTTCCCTCGGCCTCGAATCCCCTCAGCACTGCATCGACCATGTCGTCGACCTGCCGCAACTGCGCCGGAGCCAGCGCGCCCAAGCGCGCAGCGGTGGATTTTTTCAGGGGCCAAGGCGGAGACGTGCGATAGGGGACCACATCTTCTCGCGATGCCGCGGGTTCTGTCCTGAGGTGTGCATCGACACCGAACGCGAGCCATGACGGGCTCTTCCCGACCAAGCCCGCGAGTTTCTTCAGCCTCGGCTCGCGCGGCATGGCTGTGCCCAAGGTGTAGCGACGTGCCATTTCGTAGGTCACACCCAGCCTTTCCTTGATGTCCACGATTTCTAGCCCGACCTCGGTCATGGCCTTGGTCAGGCGCTCGGCAAATTCCGGGTATCTAACGGCCATTTCTACCATAGGTTGAACTTTAGGCGACTTTATGTAGCGCGTCATTTCTATTTTTGATAGTATTCATGAATCTACTTTAAGTAGAAGTTGAGGACCTTCCGATATGAACGACGCGTATTCCAAAGCAATCAAGCTGCTTGGCGGGAAATCTGCCGTGGCCGCACGGTTCGGCCTTACGCCGTGGGCCGTCTCCAAATGGTCCCGCCGCGTGCCCGCAGAACGATGCCCAGACCTTGAGCGGCTGACCAACGGCGCCGTCCGCTGCGAAGACCTGCGTCCGGACGTCGATTGGTCGGTGTTGCGCGCCACGCCGACGCCGGCCACGGCAGGGGGCGAGCATGCCTGATCTCCTCGTCATCCTGCTTGCCGCTGCCGGCTTCGGTGCCGGGCTTGCCGTCGGCTACATCCTTGGGCTGTCGGACAGCAGGCGCGGGGAGGGGTGGAATGGCTGAGCCGCACCCCTGGCGCCCGGACCCTGCGGACACCCGCATCCCCGTAGGACCGCCCGACACTATCTCAGTGCACCGTCGCCGCGCCGTCGGCCGGCAGACCGCGGCGCCAACTCCAAGCCAGACGCTCGAAGACGGCCTCGATGTGCTCGACCTCGGCGCACTCGCCAAAGGTCTGCAGCGCCAGGCGCTCGGCTTCATCCATCAATTCGTGTCGCGTTTCTGTGTCCATGGCGGCAGTGTCGCCGCGGCCGTGATTCGCGTCCATTCGTGCTTCCCATCCCTGTCATTTTTGTCATGGCGCCATTGTGCTGGCGCCTGGAGCCACTGTCATGCGTAGCCTGTCGCAGACCCCGATCGGGATCCTCCGCGAGGAGATTGCCGACTATCGCCGAATCCACCAGCTGTCCCGCGAGACCGTGGCACAGTCTATCGTCGAGGCCCACGAGGCCCTGGGTGCCGACGCCTCGACCGGCATCCGGTTCGAGCCCAAAACGCTCGACGCCTTTGAACGCACCAAGGTCAATGCCGACCGCGTTTTTCGCTGGCTCGACGACAGCACCAAGGACAACAACCTGCTGCCGGCCAACTTCCTGGTGTCGCTGCTGGCAGGCCTGCCCGACGACGTCCGGCGGCGCGCGCTCGATCGCATCCTGCTGCCGCTGGGCTTCGCCGTCCGAGCCCTGGGCGAGGAGCAGGGCGGTGCACCGGTTTCCCCTCACGGTGTCGCCGCGCTCATCCGTGAGCAGAGCGAAGCCGCGGCAGCTGCCACCAGCCTGCTTGGCGAGCACGGGCCTGGCGCCCTGGCCGACGCCCGCCGTGAAGTTGCTGAGGCCGTGGATATGGGCCAGAAGGTGCTCGTGCAGATCGAAGCACAGATGGCGGCGGAGGCGAGGGGATGATCACGCGCCCGATCGTTCGCTACCACGGCGGCAAGTGGCGGCTGGCGCCCTGGATCATCAGCCACTTTCCCGCGCACCGCGTCTACGTCGAACCGTTCGGCGGGGGGGGCTCCGTGCTGCTGCGTAAGCCCCGATCTTATGCCGAGATCTACAACGACCTGGACGGCGACATCGTCAACCTGTTCCGGGTCGCGCGCGACGACGGTGAGCGCCTGGCGCTGGCCTGCGAGCTGACACCCTTTTCCCGGGCCGAGTTCGAGGAATCCTACCTGCCTGCGGATGATCCTTTGGAACGGGCCCGGCGCACACTGGTGCGTGGCTACATGGGGTTCGGCTCGGCAGCCAGTACCTTCCAAGTCAGTGGTTTTCGCGCAAAAAGCCAGCGCTCGAACACCACCGGCGCACACGATTGGATGAACTATCCGGACTGTCTGCGCCAGATTATCCAGCGACTGCGGGGTGTTGTGATCGAGTGTCGCGATGCTGTGGAGTGCATGCGCCAGCACGACAGCCCCCAGACACTGTATTACGTTGATCCTCCCTACGTGCATAGCACTCGTCAACTGAGAACCAGATCGCCGGCGTACCGCTACGAGATGACCGACGAGCAACACGAGAAGCTGGCCGGCAACCTGCGGGATCTCGCGGGTATGGTGGTGGTCAGCGGCTACCGCTGCGACCTCTACGACCGCCTCTACGCGGGTTGGCAACGGATCGACCGAGCTGCTTATGCCGACGGCGCGCGGCCGCGTGTCGAGTCGCTTTGGCTGTCGCCCAACATCCGCACGAACAGCCTGTTTCGGCAGGAGGCGGCGTAATGGCGCGCATCCGCTCAATTAAGCCCGAATTCTGGACCAGCGAACAGGTCCTCGACTGCTCGCCGATGGCGCGATTGCTGTTCATCGGTATCTGGAATTTCTGCGACGACGCCGGTAACCACGTTGCCAGCCCGCGCACGATCAAGGCGAACGTGCTGCCCGGTGACGATATCGACTCGGCGACCGTTCGAGGATTGCTCGACGAACTCTATCAGAATGGTTTGATAGATTTTTATGTTGTTGAAAATAAACAGTATTTGCACGTTACCGGCTGGCATCACCAGCGAATCGACAAGCCTACGTACAAGCACCCCGAGTACAAACCGGGGGAAAACGACGAGCGATCAATAGCCGCTCGACGACCATTCGACGAGTCCTCGCCCCCGGAGTGGAGTGGAGAGGATGGGAGTGGAATAGGAAAGGAAGAGGAAGCGGCGGCGGCACCTCCCCCGCGTGCGTGCGTACATGCGCCCGCGCACGAGGCCGAACCGCCCGCCGCGCCGCCTGACGACCCGGAAACCCCTGCCGAACCCCCTGGACCGCCGCCGACCATCCCCGACGAGGTGCCGAAGCGCGCCACGCAGATCGCCGTGCTGCTGCGCCGCAACGGCGCCGACCCCCGGACCTTACCCAACGACCGGCGTATCGCCGACTGGGCGCGCGACGGCGTGACCGACGCCCAGCTGCTGCTGGCCCTGGAAACCGCCAAGGCTCGCCGCCAGGCCCAGGGCAGCGACCAGCCCATCGGCACCGCCTACCTGGCGCCGATCATAGCCGACCTGCGGACTTCGCCGGCGGAGGCACAGGCAGGCGGGAAACCAGCCGCCGCGCCGCAGGACCAGTGGTGGCGCTCTGATGCCGGCATCGACCGCAAGGCCCGGGAACTGGGCATGTTCGCCCGGGCCACCGAGGACTACGCCAGCTTCAAGGACCGGATTTTCGAAGAAATCCGCCGCCGTGAGTCGCAAGGAGGACAGGCATGAAGGGCATTCCCGCCGCCCCCAGGGCGCCGCGCGCCGAGGCTGCGCAAACCGAGCAGCCACGCATCGCCGCCGGCCACTGCTGCGCGCCGGGCTGCAAGCTGCCGGGCACGATGGCCACCAGCACCACGGGCTCGAGCGAGTGGTACTGCCGCCTGCACTTCGGCGCGTCCTACGCCGACCAGGCCGACATCACGCTGCGTGCCAACAACCGCATCGGTCTGTACCGCCTGGCGCTGGCCTGGTCGAACGAGGCGCCCGCCACACCGATCCCCGGCGAGGTGACGGACACACTGCGCCGGTTCCGGCGCGAGGGCGCGTTGTCAACGAAGTCGCCCGTCGAGGGTCGCCCGCTGACGATGCGCACGATGGCCAGGGCGCTGCTGTCGCAGCTGGACGCCGAGTGCCGCGATGCCGCGACCCCGACCTTTGATGGCGACGAGCCGCCCGCCCGGCCCGCCGACACATGGGCCAGTGCGGGTACAGCCGCACGCGGTGGCCGGCTCCCGCCGGCGGCGTTTGGTCAGGAGGCCGCATGACCCCCGACCCAGTCCAGTGTATCGACTGCATACGCTTCTCCCTGCGCGGCCACGCCGGCATGGCCAGCCAGGGCTACGGCCAGTGCGCGCTTGCCACCAGCGCCGCGCATTTCGAGAGCGCGACATTCTGGCGCCACTGCGCGGACTTCGAGGCGGCCGCGGCCGAGGTATCTGCTCAGCGCCGCGAGTGGCTTAGCGGCCGCCAGCAGGCTTTTTACGATTCGATCGACAGGAGCAGTACTCCATGACTTTTCATGACTCCAGGAACGGCCAGGACGCCACAGGCGGCCATAAACAGGCTGGGGTGGTACCAGCACAAGGGCAGGGCCTCGAAATCGCTCAGAGCGGCGGAAATGCCGATACTGGGGCGATACCGGCGGGCGTGCATTTCTTCGTCCCCGGCAAACCCCAAGGCAAGGGTCGGCCCCGGGCCGTCGCCCGCGGCAAGTTCGTGCGCATGTACACGCCCGAGAAGACCGCCAGCTATGAGTCCACGGTCGCGCTGGCAGCCAGCCAGGCCATGGTGGGCCGCCCACTCATCGAGGGTCCGGTGGTGGCCACGCTGTTCATCGCGCTGCCCATCCCGACGTCCTGGTCGAAGAAGAAGCAGGCCCAGGCCCTGGCCGACGAACTGCTGCCCATCACCAAACCGGACGCCGACAACGTCGTGAAGGCCGTGTTCGACGCCATCAACGGCGTGGTGTGGGCCGACGACACCCAGGTGGTCGACCACACGGCGAAGAAGCGCTACCGGGCTCGGCCTGGCGTGTCGGTCACGATTTCCCCGGTGTTCGCGCGGGAGACTCGCTGATGTCCAGCCCATCCCAGCGCCAGGCCCTGAATGAGGCCAAATCCCGCGTGGCCCGCGCCCTGACCGCCGCCGGCGTGCCCAGCATGTACGTCGACACGACGCGCACCCTGCGTGCCCGCGCCGCCCGGGTCTTCGGGCCAGCTAACCCCGGCGAGTCCACCACCGACTATTTCGACCGCGTGGCCGACCAGGTGCCGCGGACCAAGCAGTTCGGCTCGGGATGCGTTGCTGCGCCGCTGATGCGTGAGCCGCTGCGGATTCGGCCGTGGCAGCCCAAGCCGCACCCCCGGGCGGCAGAGATAGACGCTCAGCCGACACCGGTCAGTATGAGCGGGCGAGTGACCCAGTACGTTGGATTCGAGGAGAGGGGTCGATGATCGCAGAGGATCGCCCCCTAACCGGTCACGACCTGCTGTGGAACTGGGCGCGCTGGTGCTGGTCAGGCGAGACGCCGGGCAACATGCCCCGGTACGTGCCGCAGGAGGACGACCACCGGGTCATCATGGTCGATCACGCCGTGGCCGTGCAGGCCCTGTACGAGCGCCTGCCGCGCTACGAGGCCATGGTCATCCAAGCCGAGTACACGCGCAAGAACTCGTGGTTTGGTCATCTGTCGGCTGACGGGCGCCGCACGGTGGCCAGGCGCTGGATCCAGGAGGCCACGGGCGTGGTACTGCGTGAAGAGGATTACCGGAGGCTGCTGGAGGGGTTTCGGATGACGGTAGAGCGGAGGGTGTTGGGGTGAAGTACGCGCATGAGATCCTGGGGCTGATGCGGCCGTATCCCGGTCGGCAGTTCAGGATGGCTCAGCTGGTGCGCGAGGCATCTGCGGGGCGGGCCCTCACACCTCGGCAGATGGAGGCCGTGCGAAAGGGAGTCAAGCGGGTGCTGGATCACTTGATCGACACCGGGCAAGTCGTGCGGTCTGGTGGCGGCACAAAGTCAGCCGCCTACACCTGGCGCGGATTGGGACATGAAGTTCGTCAAAATCCTTGCGAATTGGGACACCAATTGGGACAATAGCCGGGACCAAGTTGCGTCTTGCGCAAACGTACCCGCCCACCGAGGCGGGTTTTTCATTTCCGGAGCCCGTGTGTTCTACCTGCGCATCCTGGAGTTCGACGATACCGTCAGGGCTCTGAGGGTCGCGATCATGCCGGACTGCCCGGGCGCCGCCCTGCAGAAACTGGACGCCGAGACCTGGATCGACGCCAGGGAACTGGTGGACACCGAGCGCCTGAGGCATGTCCCTGGGTTCGGATGGTTCCTGAAAGCCAGACGGCAGATTGAGGTGGGGTAGCGCAGCCAGGTCAGCGCGTCGGGCCCATAACCCGAAGGTCGGAGGTTCGAATCCTTCCCCCGCAACCAGTGTCTCCTCCCGAGGTGTTGCAGCCTCGTTTCGCGCCCCGCTTGGTGAATGCTGAGTGGGGCGCAGTGTTTTTCTGGATCGGCGGCGCGAGAAGTGGCATGCTGTAGTTTTTCGTTACGCGAGGAAGAGCATGCAAGTGGAGAATGACGAGGCGGTGGCCGCAGGCGCTGGCGCTGTCTTGGGCGCGGTAGGCGGTGGAGCATGGGGGGTGTCGTCCTTGGGTGGGATTGCCGCAGGCGCCGCGTCCGCCGCAACTGGCGCTGCAGGCGTCGGAGCTGGGGCTACTGCAGCCGCAACCACTGCAGCTTTAGCAACGGCTGGTGGTGGAGCAGTGGCTGCTGGCGGGGGCGGGATGGCGGGCGGGGTTGCCGTTGTAGCCGCTAGTGCAGCTACAACGGCGGCAACTACGAGCGTTCTCATCGTTGCCGGAGGGGTCGTGGTCGGGGCTGCTGCGATCGGGACCGCCTGCTACTTCGGCTATAAGGCTTTCAAGAAATGGCGATAGACTTAATGGCCGCTTAATAGTGGCGTCCGCCCTTGGCGACTGTCTTATGGGGCTAGAAATGACAAAGCGACGATTCAGACAGGCGATTGCACGGCCCATGCCGCTGGATTTTCTACCGCTGAAATCGGTTGACGTCCCGCCCCTAGTTATCCTAGCGCCAGCCCCCGACCTGTCCGCCTGGGCTCAACAAACCATCCTGGCCGACACCGGCCCGCTCTACAACCCCGATCATGCCCACCTGCTGGACGCCGACATCAGTTTCCTGTGGGCGTCGTCGGCTTTCGTCAAGCGCGGCCGCACAGTCGTCGGTCAGGCCGAACAGGTCATAATCCGGGCCGGCGGCTGGCAGAAGGCCCGGCAGGAACAGCAGTTGCGCGAGTGGTTCGGCCACGTGCCGGACTTTCTGATCACGCTGGCCGCCGACTACTGCGCCCAGTGCAGCGACACAGATTTCTGCGCCTTGGTTGAGCACGAGCTGTACCACATCGGCCAGGAACAGGACGAATTCGGCGCGCCGGCGTTCACGAAGGACGGCATGCCGAAGCTGATGCTTCGCGGCCACGATGTCGAGGAGTTTGTCGGCGTGGTACGGCGCTATGGCGCAAGCGCTCAGGTCGCCCAGATGGTTGAGGCGGCCAAGCGTCCGCCGGAGGTTTCTGGCGCCAGCATCGCGCACGCATGCGGCACCTGTCTGAGGGCCGCCGCCTGATCACATAGGATTTTTTGGCATGGCCAAGCTCACGGATGCCCACAAGCGGTTCATCGTGCAGGCGCTTGCCTGCTGGGACACGCCCACTGAAGTATCCGCCGCCCTGAAGGAAGAGATGGGCATCGATGTGGCGCGCATGCAGGTCGCTCAGTACGACCCCACGAAGGTGGCCGGGGCCAAGCTGGCCCAGAAGTGGCGCGAACTGTTTGAGGACACGCGCAAGAAATTCCGCGAGGCCGTCGCTGAGATCCCCATTGCCGACCAGGCCTACCGGCTGCGGCAACTCGGCAAGATCTATGACCGACACATACAGCGCGGCAACGTGGTAGCCGCGGCTGCCGTACTCGAGCAGGCTGCCAAGGAGCACGGCGGCATGTTCACGAACAAACGCGAGGTGAGCGGGCCGGACGGTGGCCCCATCCCGACCATGCCCACCACAATCGAACTGGTGGCCCCCAATGTCCAGCAAAGCGAGGATTGAGTTACCGCCGAAGCTGATCCCTGTTTTCAGTGGCCCGGCGAGGTATCGTGGTGCATGGGGCGGGCGAGGCAGTGCGAAGACGCGCACGTTCGCCAAGATGACGGCGATTCGAGGGTATATGTTCGCCGAGGCTGGCGTCAGCGGCATGCTGTTGGGCGCGCGCGAGTACATGAACTCGCTCGATGAATCCTCGATGGAGGAGATTAAGGCCGCCATTCGGTCTGAGCCGTGGTTGGACGCCTACTACGACATCGGCGACAAGTACATCCGCACCAAGAACCGCAGGGTGTGGTACGGATTCGCTGGCCTGCGCCACAACCTGGACAGCATCAAGTCCAAGGCGCGAATCCTGATCGTTTGGGTCGATGAGGGCGAGAACGTCAGCGAAACGGCGTGGATCAAACTGATCCCGACGGTGCGCGAAACAGGGTCCGAGATCTGGGTCACCTGGAACCCAGAGAAGGACGGCAGCCCGACGGACAAGCGGTTTCGCAAGAATCCGCCGCCCAACAGCAAGATCGTTGAGCTGAACTACACGGACAACCCGTGGTTTCCGGCAGAGCTTGATCAGGAACGGCGCAACGACCGCGACCTGCTGGATGACCAGACCTATGCCTGGATCTGGGATGGCGCCTACCGCGAGAACAGCGATGCGCAGATCCTGTCTGGCAAGTACCGGGTGGCCGAGTTCCAGCCGGGCGCCGACTGGGACGGCCCGTACTTCGGCATCGACTGGGGATTCAGCCAGGACCCGACGGCGGGCGTCAAGCTGTGGATCCACGATCAGCGGCTCTACATCGAGCACGAGGCCGGCAAGGTCGGCCTGGAGAACGACGACATCGCCGACTTCATGATCGCCCGGCTGCCGGGCATCGAGGGCCACGCGGTGCGCGCTGATTCAGCCCGGCCGGAGACGATCAGCCACGTCAAGAGCGACGGCAGGGGCATGCGCAAGTGCCTGCCGCGCATCGTCGGCGTGGAGAAGTGGAAGGGCAGTGTCGAGGATGGCATCGCGCACCTGCGGTCATACCGCGAGATCGTGATTCATCCGCGCTGCGCGAAGACGCTGCATGAGGCCAGGACGTACAGCTACAAGGTGGACCGTCTGACTGGCGACGTGCTGACCGACATCGTGGACAAGAACAACCACTACATCGACGCGACCCGCTATGCGCTGGCACCGCTCATCAAGCGGCGCACCCCAGCGGGTCTCATGATCCCCAAGCGCCTACTTCAAGGCAGGTAAATGCCAATTTTCAAGGTATTCGCGCGAGACAGCAGCCTCGCGCTGGTGATCCGTGCGCGCTGCATTTCCTGCGCTCGCCAGATCGCCGCCGAGCGCAGTCCGGCCGCCGAGTTCGCGCTGTGGTCTGACGGGCAGCAATCAGGCGTCGAGTGGATCAGCAACCCCGAGGCCCAGGGCTATCTGGCAGAAGGGCGGGCAGGCATCATCAAACGGATTTCAGCATGACCGACAAATTGACCTTGGCTGTGAACCATGCCATGCAAGACATGCGCATAGCCCGAGCCCGCATGTCGCTGCTGAACCCGGGTATGGGGCTGGACTCAAAGCGACCCCAGGCGTGGTGCGAGTTCGGCTGGCCAGAGACAATCGAATTCTCCGACCTATACAGCCTGTACCGGCGAGGCGGTATCGCGCACGGGGCTGTCGAAAAGATCGTCGGGGCCTGCTGGAAGACCGCGCCGTGGCTGATCGAGGGCGACGAGCAGGACGAGGCCCGCGACGAAACCGCATGGGAGCGCAGCAACAAGCCGCTGTTGGCTGGTGGCCGATTCTGGCGCGCCGTGGCCGAGGCAGACCGCCGCCGCCTGGTGGGCCGGTATTCGGGCCTACTGATCCAGTTGCGTGACTCGGGCCGCTGGGACGAGCCTGTCAAGAAGAAGGATGCAGCAGTCGTCAAGCTGATCCCGGCCTGGGCGGGCAGCCTGAAGCCGGTCGGGTTCAACACCAACACCCGGGACGAGGGCTACGGCCAGGTCACGAAGTGGCAGTACACCGAGGCCGCCACGATTGGCACATCAGGCCGGCAGATCGACATCCATCCTGATCGGGTTTTCATCCTGGGCGACTGGTCGGCTGATGCCATCGGATTTCTGGAACCCGCCTTCAATGCCTTCGTGAGCCTGGAGAAGGTCGAGGGCGGCAGCGGCGAATCGTTCCTGAAGAATGCCGCCCGTCAGGTGTCGGTCAATTTCGACAAGGAAATCGACTTCGCCAATCTGGCCAGCGTCTACGGCGTGAGCGTGGACGAGCTGCAGGAGAAATTCAACGAGGCCGCGCGCGAGATCAACCGTGGCAACGATCAGATGCTGATCACGCAGGGCGCGACTACTACGCCCCTGGTGTCGGCTGTGGCCGATCCTGAGCCGACCTACAGTGTGAACCTGCAGACGGCGGCCGCCGCACTGGACATCCCGTCCAAGGTGCTGACAGGAATGCAAACCGGCGAACGGGCCAGCAGCGAAGATCAGAAGTACTTCAATGCTCGGTGCCAGTCTCGCCGTGCAGGCGTCCTGTCGTTCGATATCCACGACCTAATGAGCCACCTGATGCGCATCGGCGTCATCAAGCCGGTAGGTGAATTCACGGTCATGTGGGACGACCTGACCGACGCCACCCAGACCGACAAGCTGGGCAACGCCAAGCTGATGACCGACATCAACACGGCGGCGATGGCCACCGGAGAGATGGTGTTCCGCACCGATGAAATCCGGGCCGCCGCAGGCTATGACGCCGACGATGCGCCGGACCCGCTGGGCGAAGACGATGAGGACGAGGATGGCGACGAAGAAGACCCGCCCGCCGATCCTGCCCGCCAATAAGAGGGATCCCGCCGGCGTAGACAAGCTCGAACGCGGGGCCATGCGCGAGTTTGGCCGACGCATCCGCAAGATCGCCCGGGGCTACGCCAAGTTGTTGGATCGCATCCCTGCTGAGCCGGTCGCCAATCGAGCAGAAACCAAGACGCGCCGCTACACCTTCCGCCTGGATCAGTTCCTGTTGGAGTCGATCCTGGCCGCAGGCGCTGATCTGGTGGATTCGATCCTGCTGGAAGGCGGGCAGCGCAACCCATGGTTTTTCGAGGCGTATGTGGCCGTGGCCTACCGGCGCGGCACCGCCCAGGAATTCGCCAACCTGGCGCAGCAGTCGCCCGCGTACCTGGCCGGGCAGATCAGCGCGGCCGACATCATGCGCAGCGACCCGTACCGGCGGCGTATGGCGCTGGTGCAGGCCCGCACGTTCGAGGACATGCAGGGACTGGCCGCTGGCGTGCGGTCGGCCATGGCCAGGATCCTGACCGATGGCATCGGACGCGGCCTGAATCCCCGCGAGATCGCCCGCAACCTGAATGATCAGGCGGGCATTGAAGCAGGACGGGCTCGACGCATTGCCCGCACCGAAGTGCCGATGGCGCTGCGCCGTGCCCGCTGGGATGAGTCCGACGATGCCACAGAGCGGTACGGACTGCGCACCCTGGAAATGCACCTGTCGGCACTGAGCCCGACGACACGGGCCACGCACGCCGCCCGCCACGGGAATCTGTACACGACCGAGGCGGTGCGCGAGTGGTACAGCCGCGACGGGAACTCAATCAACTGCAAATGCTCGCAGACGGCTGTCCTGGTGGACGAAGACGGCAAGCCGCTGGTGCCAGCCATCCAGCAGCGCGCCCGCGAAACCAAGCGTGTGATGAAAGCCAAGCACAACGGCCCGTGGGCCGACGAGGACGAATGATGAAGAAAAAGCAGATCGTGCTGCAGGTCAATGAGGGCATGGATCCGGCGCTGATCGGCCGCCGGCCGCCGGTGTGCCAGGCCGGGCACACCCAGGTCAACATCACGACCCAGGTCAACGCCGCTCAGATCCGCCGCGAGACCTACAACGGCCGCGCGCATTGGGTAGTTCCGTCCTACACGCTGCCCGCCAATGTCGTCATGAACAGCGGCCTGTACCCGGCGGCCGAGATTGATGCCCACTACCAACAGCTCGAGGACACGCTGGCTCCACTGGGCCATCCGACGGTGGACGGCCATTTCGTCTCCGCGTTCTCGCCGGAAGGCATCAACGTCGGACACGTGGGCGCATGGAATCGCAACGTCAAGAAATCAGGCAACCGCGTCTACATCGAGAAGTGGATCGACACCGAGGTCGCTCAGATGTCCGAGGGTGGTCGTCGGCTGCTCGAGCGCCTGGAGGCCCTGGAAAAGGGCGAGGACGTGCCGCCGATCCACACCAGCGTGGCGGTCTTCCTGGAGCGCCTGGACGCCAGCGAGGAACAGCGGTCCCAGGGCGTCGAGTGGATCGCCAAGATCCACGGCATGGACCACGATGCCATCCTGCTGGACGAGGTGGGCGCGGCCACCCCTGAGCAGGGCGTCGGCATGATGGTCAACGCCGACCAGGCCCAGCCGTTGGCAGCCAACGCCGGCGCCCTGGTGGGCGAATCCTACCGAGAGCGCGAGCAGCGGCTGGACCAGGCCGCCCGCAAGCGTTGGGCGACCGGCAGCGACCAGTACGTCTGGGTGGCCGACTTCACCGACAGCCAGGCCGTGATCGTGCGCAACGGTGGCATCTCCGAGGTCTACGGCTACGAGGACAAGGGCGGCACGATCACGTTCGCCGACACCGGCACGACTGTCGTGCGCCAGGAATCGTGGGTCACCACGGTCGCCAATTCACTGAAACGATTTTTCAACCAGCAGGCCCGGCCTGCAGTCACTAAGGAGGGCGATATGCCTCTCACCCCTGAAGAGCGGGCCGAACTGGTCAAAGATTTCGGTGCCGCCGTCACCCCCATCGTCAACGCCGCTGTGGCCGAAGCGATCAAGCCCGTCTCCGAAAAGGTGGACGGCCTGGAAGCCAACATCAAGGCGACAGCCGACGCCATTACCGCCAACGCCCGCGCCGAGGAAGCCGAGAAGCGCAAGGCCGTGGCCGCGGTGCATGGCGATGTCGTCGCCAACGCGCTTTCGGGCGAGGCCCTGGACGCGATGTTCAAGTCTCTGGGCACCGCAGCACCGCTGGGCACCAATTCGGCCACGGCCCCCGCAGGCCTGACCGCCGACGTTGCCAACCTGCCCAAGGAGTAAGGACATGGCTACTTCCCGCTATCGCCGCGTCAACATCGACGGGCAATCGCTGTACAAGACCGAAACCCGCATTGCCGCCGCCGCGCTGCTGCCCGGCACGTTCGCCGTGATCAATGGCGACAACGAGTTCGCGCAGGCTTCGTCCGGCACGATCGGTCGCCTGTACGTTGTGGACTGCGCCTATCACCAGGGCCTGGGCATCCGTGACCAGGTGCCCCAAGGCGATTCCGTCGTCGGCAACTACGTCGAGGAAGGCCGCGAACTGGCCATCCTGGTGGCGCCGGGCACGTACAAGAAGGACCAGCCCATCGCGGTCGGATCCAACGGCATGGGCGCGGCCAGCAATGAAAACGTGATCGGCTACTGCCAGGAGAACGTCACCATCCAGGCCGGCGCCAACGATTTCATCCGCGTGCGCATGCGCACCGTGCTGCAGACGCCCGCCATCACGTCGCTTTCGGTGACCCCCGAGACTACCAGCGTGGAGGAGGGCGCCACGGTCCAGCTCACCGCCACCATCCAGCCCACCAGCGCCGACCAAGGCGTGACCTGGGCGTCTTCGGACGCCACCAAGGCCACGGTCGATGCCACCGGCCTGGTCACAGGCGTTGCCGCGGGTTCCGCCACCATCACCGCGACCAGCAGCTCGGACGGCACCAAGTCCGACACCTGCACGGTCACCGTCACTGCCGCCTAAGGAGGGCTGCCATGTTTCTTACTCAGCAAGCAATTGCGGCCCATCCTCGACTGATGGGCCACTACCAGGAGCTTCAGGCCAACCGCAACATCTGGAACCGGCAAAATGACGCCATGATCGCGGCCCACCGTGCCGTGATGACGCCGGAAATGCTGGCCTGCAACGCGCTGGCCGGCCTGGGCCGCGACTTCTGGCAGGAGGTTGATCGCCAGATCATCCAGATGCGTGACCAGGAAACCGGGATGGAGATCGTCAACGATCTGCTGACCGTCCAGACCGCGCTGCCCATCGGCAAGACCGTGAAGCTGTACAACGTCTCGGGCGATATCGCTGACGACGTGTCGATCAGCATGGACGGCCAGCCGCCGTACTCGTTCGATCACACCGAATACGACAGCGACGGCGACCCGATCCCGGTGTTCACCGCAGGGTACGGCGTAAATTGGCGCTTGGCGGCTGGCCTGAACACTGTCGGCATCGACCTGGTGCTGGACTCGCAAGCCGCCAAGATGCGCAAGTACAGCAAGTTCGTCGTGAACTATGTGCTCAACGGCAGCGACAAGATCGTCGTGAACGGCAAGCCGGGCCAGGGCCTGAAAAACCACCGCAACACCATCAAGCTGAATCTTGGCAGCGGTGCCGGTGGCGCGAATATCGACCTGACCACGGCCAGCCAGGCCGACATGGCGACGTTCTTCACCAGTGGCGCGTTCGGCCAGGCCGCCCGGAACAACTTTGTCGAAGCCTACGATGTCATGTGGGTGTCGCCGCAAATCTGGGCCAACCTGATGAAGCCCGCCAACGTCACCATCGGCGGCAGCACGCTGCTGTCCGGTGGCAATGTGCTGAGCGTGATTCAGGGCTTCGTGCCGGCGCGTTCGATCAAACAGTCCTTCGCGCTGTCCGGAAACGAGTTCATCGCCTACCAGCGCCGTCAGGACGTGGTGACGCCCCTGGTCGGCATGGCCACCGGCGTTGTTCCGCTGCCGCGCCCGCTGCCGCAGAACAACTACAACTTCCAGATCATGGGGGCCATGGGCCTGCAGGTGAAAAAGGACGGTTCCGGCAAATCGGGCGTGCTGTACGGCGCTGACCTGGATTAAGGGGATCGACATGGCGAAATACGAAGTCATCCGCCCCTGGCACGGGGTCGCTCTGGGGGCCGTGGTGGAACTGAAAAAACTCCACCCGGCCCTGAAAGCCAACGTCCGTCCGTTGCGCGGCGAGGCCGCCGAACTGGTGCCGACCACGCCCGGCGGCAGCAAGCCCCCGGCCAAGGGCGCTATCGCCAAGCGGCTGAAGGAACTGGAAATCGAGTTCGACGGCCGCAAGAGCGCCGAAGAGCTCGCAGCCCTGCTGCCCGACGGCGACCCGCTGAAGCCCGCCACCGAATAGCCGCCTACGGGCGGTTTTTTGGCCCTGCTCCGGCGGGGCCTTTCTATTTCCAACAGGTGAAATGATGAAAGAACTCATGTTCCAGGACCATTCCATCCGCCTGATCGAGCGTGATGGCAAACAGTGGGCCAGCGCTGCCGATATCGCCCGGGCGCTGGGCTATGCGAACGCCGACAAGGTGACACGGATTTACGACCGGCACAAGGTCGAGTTTTCTGACTCCATGACATGCCTGACGATGATGCGAGACCCGGACACCCGTTTTGGGGGTCCAGGTCAGTCTCGCACCGCTCGCGTGTTCAGCCTTCGCGGCGCTCATCTGATCGCCATGTTCTCGCGCACCGCAAAGGCTCAAGAGTTCCGCCGCTGGGTGCTGGATGTCATCGAGCAGCACCAGGCCGCGCCGTCGCTGATCCAGGAATGGTTCGACGCCAAGGCCGCGCTTGATGCGCAAGACAAATTCGCCAGCCTGTGCGGGCGGGGCCTCAACGAACACAAGATGCGCAAGCCGCCGCTCGTTGGGCGCCTCGAAGCAATCGCCGAACGGTTGCAGCCCTCTCTTCAATTCAACTGACCCGGCCCAGCGCTGGGTTTCTTTTTCTGGAATCGAGCCATGGTGACCACCGAACAGGCCCAGCAATACCTGGAGGGCCAGGGCATCACGCTGCCCGATTTCGTGCTGTCCGCGCTGGTCGAGCAGGCGAACGCCATCGAGGACTGCCTGAACGCCAACTACACGACGGCCACGGCGCTGCTGATCCAGCTCTACCTGCTGGGCCTCATGGGTCTGGCGCAGGGCGACAAGTACATCAGCAGCCAGACGGCGCCATCAGGCGCGTCCCGGTCGTTCCGCTACCAGTCCTTCGCTGATCGCTGGCGCGCTGCCCTGGCGCTGCTGCGTGGCCTGGATACGCACGGCTGCGCGACCGGCCTCATCCCGCCCGACCCGACCCAGACGGCGCACGCCGGTATGTGGATTGGGAAGGGCGGCTGCATGTCGGGTGGCAGCAAATGAGCGAAGTCGCGCGCTGGAGTTACCAGAACACCGCCACCGTCAAGCCGTTCACCGGACGCAACGATTGGGACGGCGCGAACACCTACGGCGAACCGTACACCATCGCCTGCACCTGGACGGCAGCCGCTGAAATGGTGCGCGAAACCGGCGGGCAGGGTGGGGCGCGGGGCGCTGAATTTGTCGCCAAGCACCTGATTTTCACCGAAGACAAGCGCCCCAAGTATCTGGACCTGATCCAACTGAACGGCCACGCCGACTGGGAAGAAATCCGGGCCGTGACCGAGTGGGATATGTCGAGCTTGGACGAACCGGATAGCCCGGATTTTCGTCTCGCAACTGCATAGGAGCATCACTATGGAATATCTGATCGGAACCGGCCTCGTGGCCTTCATTTTCGGCGTGGCCGCCACCATCATCGTGCAAAAGATGGCTGGGAAGTAAGCCATGAGCCGCACCGCGAGGGGATCGAAGGCCGGCGGGTATGAATACTGGTCGGCCCGTCCGTTCAATCGGTGCGGCGGCATCATCAGCCCGAAGGGCGGCAAGCACACCAAGCGGCGCACCCACAAGGCTGAGCGAAAGCAGGGGAGGCGGGAATGCCGGTGCGTGGAATAGAGCGGGTGCGCAGCAATTACAAGCGCGCCGTACAGCGAATCGCGCAGCCAGTATCCGAGGGGGCGGTGTACGCCGTCCTTTCACAGGGCAGGGCGCTGGCCGACTCGATGACCCCCATCGACACCAGCAACCTGATCAACAGTGGCTACGCCCCGCAGATCAAGATCGAGCGCGGCAAGATCATCGGCACAGTGGGCTACACAGCCAGCTATGCCTTTGTGGTCCATGAGGCACCGGGCACGCTGAAAGGCCAGCCTCGGCCCGGCAATCGCGGCGATTACTGGGACCCGAACGCGCAGCCGCGCTTCCTGGCGGAAGGGTTCGATCAGTTGAAATCATCTATCCCCGCCATATTGAAGGCTTACTACCGTGCTTGACGAACTGAAAACCTGGATCGAATCGATCCTGGGGCCGTCCTGGGTCTACAGCATGGGCCTGTGGACCGACCGCCCGGGCATCGAGGCCAGCAGCATCTGCTCGATCCAGAACGACGGCGGCCCGCAGCCGGACGTAGACGACCGCCGGCCACGATTCCGCGTGATCCTGCTGAGTCCCATTCAGGGCGCGCCAGGACCAACCAAGGACGCCGCCGAGTCGCTGGCCCAGGCTGCGCTGACCGCCACGCCGCCGTGTGGTGCCGCGCACATCCGAATATCTGAGCCGACCGGGCCCGGGACCACCACAGAAAACCGGCGTTGGTTCGGGCTGGACGTCGAAATCATTTTCTGAACGCCTCCGGGCGGAATTCTCTCGCCGCCTTTGGGCGGCTTTTTCATTTGGAGGCCGTCAATGGCTAACTGCAAATCCCAGAAATACGTCGGGCGCTCGGTCGTCCTGGAATACGCCATCGGCTGCGCGGACGAACTGCCGGCTGAAGACGACTGGAAGCGCTTCGGCTCGATGCGCACCAAGGAATTCAATCTGGAATGGGACACCACCGACGCGACTGCTGACGACTCGATCGGTGCACTGCGCGAGAACCTGGCAACCTTCCAGTCGCTGACGATCTCGGGCGACGGTACCTGCAAGGCCTCCGGCTCCGGCGCCGCCAACCTGATCGAGTTGACCAAGCACGTCGCCAACCCGACGGCCACGGCCGGCCAGCCCTTTGCTTGGCTGCGCATGACGTTCCCGGACCTGACCTTCACGGCCTTCATGATCATCACGACCATGAGCCGGTCGGCACCGTACGACGATGTGACGACCTACAGCATGGAAGCCAGCGCCACGGCCTCCGATTACGGCCTGATCGTGGAAGATACGCCGGATCCCGATGCGCCCGATGTGGCGTCCGTGACCGTCGTGCCCGACACCCTGGCGCTGACCGTGGGCCAGACCTCCGATGTGGAGGCCGTCGTGCTGCCCACCAACGCACCGCAGGGCGTGACCTGGGCGTCTGACGATACCGCGGTTGCCACCGTCAATGCGCTGACCGGCGTCGTGACGGCTGTGGGCGATGGAACGGCCACGATCACCGCGACGAGCACCAGCGATCCGACGAAATCGGATACGTGTGATGTGACGGTGACTGGAGGTGCCTGATCTGCGATAGTCGTCTACGGGCGGCTATTTCGCTCCATGCTGGAGCATCCATTTATGCTTCGGGGCATCAAGGGGCGAGATCAGAATCCAGTTGCCGGCCGAGCCATATACATCCAGCGGATCCCCTGGGGCATAGTAGCCGCTGATAGGCGCGTCTTCAGAAGGCCATGCATGAAGAGGGATGCCGTTTACTGGGGCGGATTTCCTGCTTTCTGATGGCTTTTTAGGGGCGCTTATTGGGGGCGGGATGATGACGTGAGGCGTCGCGCGGCTTGGCGCTCGCCGCTGCGTTGGCGGTGAGTACCCTCCGATCCGGCATGTCTTGCTTGCTGATATGCAGGAATTTCCGCAAGGAATCCCCTTGCGGCAGGTTTTTGCATGGGCAGGCAGGGACGCAACGGCCAGGGCCACTAAAACAATAGAGGCCGCCCGCCATGTTAAGGCTTTCATTTCCGTGGCTGATCAACTGCGGGGCCGCCAGCATCCACTGCGATGCCGGTTGCGGTCCCGTATTCGCTGGAAGAGCTGGACGTGCTTTGCAGGACGCCTTGCTGATCGAAGGTCAGCACCACGCTGTTTGATCTGGTGTCCATGCCTCCCGCAAACGCCCCCACGATGGGAATGAATGCGCTGGCGCGGGTGCGGGCCTCGGCGTAGGTGTACATGACCATCGTTGTGCCGTCAGCATTGCGCATGGTCATAGTGGGCTGGCCCAGAACCGCAACCACTTCTTGCTTCGTCGTCTGGCCTTCTTTGAATTGTGAGATCTGATCGTCGGTGACGCGCACGCCGGTTGAGGCGCAGGCCGACAGGGCCAGAGCGGCGAGAACGACGGCGAATTTCTTCATGCCAATGCTCCTGATGGTTTCTGGATTATGCAAATTCTGACCGAAATCGGCGAGGTGTGCATCCATGCCGACCGGGATGTGCTGCTGCGCCCGTCGCTGGCCGCTATCGCCAGCCTGGGTGAGCCAGCGGAAATCGTGGAGACATTCGCCCGGGTGATGGCCGGTGACTTCATGGACAGTCTGGGCGTGGTGTTCGCCTGCGCCGATGAGGACGTATCCGACCTGTTCGGATTCTACGAGCCGGGCGACGATGCGATCAGATATGTCCCCGGCACAGCTCCGGCCGCCCACGTCGTGCCGCTGGCGCAGTCTCTGATGCGCCATGGCGTGGTGGGTGTCGCCAAGCCGCTGCCGCGCCGCAGCGATGCCGAGCAGGAATATCTGACGGAATTCGACGCCCGCAGCCATGCGGCGATGGCCATGGCCCACCTGGGCCTGACCGAGCGCGAGGCCTGGAATATGACGATGACCGGGCTTGTCGCGGCGCTGCGCGCCAAATTCCCGCCGTCCGCCAAGGATTCGCCGGGAGCGCGGGCACCGACCAAGGAAGAGCACGCAGCCACCGAGGCGTGGTACGAGCGGGTGCTGGAAGCCAGGGCATCTAGAAAGAACAAGACGATTCACTGAGTTTGAACGGCTCGCTTCGGCGGGCCTTTTTCATGGGCGCAAGTCATGGCTGAAGGCACCTCCGTAGGCGCGATCTACTACGAAGTCGAAGCGGACACATCGAAGCTGGTCAACAGCACGACCAGTGTGGATGGGTCGCTTGACCAACTGAACAAGACGTTTGCGCGCACTGACAAAGCGGCCAACGACACGCGCTTTCAGATGACGAAGACGGCCGCTGCCGTCAAAGGTCTGGGCGCGGAGTCGGCCGCCGCACGCGCGAATGTGTCGAGCCTGTATGGCGCGCTGGCTGGCCTGGTGTCGCTGCGTGCCGCCCAGGGCCTAATCGAGATGGCCGATGCCTACAACGAGATGGCCGAGCGCATCGCGATGGCCACCTCGAGCGCGGACGAATATGAGCACGTCCAACAGCGCCTACTGGCGACGGCGAACGGCACCTACCGAAGCCTGTCCGAGGCGCAGGAACTGTACGTCCTGACGGCCAGCACGCTCAAGAGCCTGGGCTACGACACTGATCAGTCCATGGACATCGTGGACTCGCTTTCGTACGCCTTCGTGAAGAACGCGACCGCGGCAGATCGGGCGTCTACCACCATCGATGCTGTCACCAAGGCGCTGAACAAGGGCAAGGTCGAGGCCGACGGCTGGCAAACCATTCTGGCGGCCGTGCCGACCATCGTCGACGACTTGGCGGCGTCCACCGGTCGCAGCACGGCAGAGATCCTGGCGCTGGGCGCCCAGGGCAAGATTACCGGCCGCGAGCTGTCCGAGTCACTGCGCAAGTCGCTGGACGATAACAAGGCCGCCGCCGATGGCATGGCGACGACCGTCAAAGACGCCTTCACGAATCTGAAAAACAACCTCTCGGTATTCGTGGGCGAGGCGAACCGCGCCAGCGGCGCCACGCAGCTCATGTCCGGCGCCCTGGTCGCGCTGGGCAACAACATCGATACGGTCGTCAGCCTGCTGATGGTCGCAGGCGCCGGCGCGCTGGCTCGCTATATCGCCCAACTCGGGGCGTCGGCTATCGCAAGCGGCCGAGCTATGCTGGCGGCACGCGCCCAAGCCGCTGAGGAATTGCGGCTGGCCCAGGCGCACATGGCCGCGACCCAGGCCGCGCTGGCCCAGGCTCAGGCAACCGGCGGCTTGACTGCCGCCCACGGACGCGCCGCGGCTGCTGCCGCCGCGCACGCCGCCGCCGTTACTCGAATGCAAGCCGCACAGGCTGCCGTGGTCACCGTGGGGTCTCGTCTACTGGGGTTGCTGGGCGGTCCCGTCGGCATCATTGCGCTGCTCGCGTCTGCCGCCGCATCCGTGGTGACGTTCGGCGGTGACTCGAAATCCGCGTCCGGCAAGGTCGATGATCTGTCCGGATCCGTCGATGGCTTGACCGCATCGCTCAAGCAACTGAACAATGCCGGGCTGTCGTCGGCCGCCGCCAATATCCAAGAGCGGATCGGAGAATCGGCGCGCCTGGCCGTTGAGGCTCAGGACAAGCTCAAGGATCTGCAGCAGCAACTGACCAAAGCGCCGCCGGGATCTGATGCCGCCCGCCAGATCACCCAGCAGATGGCGAACTGGGGCAGCGTTTACGGCGAGGCCCAGAAGAACCTGGACAGACTCCGCGATCGTGCCAAAGAGATCCAGGACATGCAGGGCCGGCGCACGGAAGCCGCAAATGGTCCGTCCTCGACCCAGGCCGACCCGGAGGTTGCAAAGCGCTTGCAGGCCATGCGCGACGAGCTGGAACTGGCAAAACAGACCGGTGTCGCTCGCGCGCGTCTACAGGCCCTCCAGAAACTGGGAGCGAACGCAACAGCCGAAGAGCGCGCCGAAGCCGAGGCGTTGGCGACCCAGATTTACGAGCTGGAGAGCGCGCAGAAGGCCGGCACCAAGACGACCAAGGAGTCCGTTGCGGCTCACAAGGAAGACGCCAAGGTACTCACCGAGCTGGCCACCGAGCTGCTTGGTGCGGGTGAGGCGTCCCGCGAAATGGCGCAGGCCAAGGCCGCCGCGCAACTCAGCAAATTCGCCACGCCGGAGGAGATCGCCCAGGTCAAGGAATTGGCTGGCGCACTGTTCGACCTGAAGCAATCTCAGGCCGATCAGAAGCTGATCAACGAGGCCGACCCCATCCAGGCCGAGATCCAGGGCTACGAGAAGAAACTGGCGGCGTACCAGGACATGCTGGCGCGCAAGGCGATCAGCGACGAGGAGTATTACCAGTACGCCGGGGATCTGGCCAAGCAACACGAAGAGACGATGCTGGCGCTGCAGGAAGAGCGGTTCCGCCAGCAATCGGAATTCAACGACCTCCTGATGACCGGGGTAGAGGCTCTTGGGGAGGCCGCCACAAATACGCTGGTCGGCCTGATTACCCAAACCACAAGCGCCGCTGACGCAGCCAAGGCTTTTGCTGGCGTGATCATGAAAGAAGTGATTGGGTCCGTCGTCAAGATGGGGGTCGAGCAAGCGAAGGCGTGGATCATGGGGCGTGCCGCCGCAGCGGTTGCGGGGGCGGCGTATGCCGCGGGCGTGGCCGGTCAGGTCCAGGCCAATACCGCCCTTGCAGCCCAGGCGACGTTCGCATCGATCAGCGCGATTCCCATCGTCGGCCCCTTCATGGCCCCGGCTATGGCCGCCCAAGCCGCGGTGACTGCTGGGGCCCTGGGGGCTCCGGCCATCCCTGCGGCCGCGATCTCGGCCGGCCGCCAGTACGGCGGCCCAGTCGCCGCCGACGGCATGTACCGCATCAACGAAACCGGCCGGCCAGAGATCCTGAACATGACCAACGGCCAGCAGTTCCTGTTGCCGAACCAGCGCGGCGAGGTGGTCAGCAACCGGGACGCGACGGCGCAGGCAGCCGGGGGTGCGGGGGCTGGGTCGGGCGGCATCCATATCGATCTGGGCGGCATCCACATCAATTCCGTGTGGCCGCTGCCCGACAGCGAGGTCCGCAACCTGGTCGGCCGCATCAATGACGCCCTGCGCGACGGTATGACGCTGAGGACGAAATGAGCAACATCACGGTCTTTTCCCCGAACCTTGTCGGATCGGGCGGCTGCAACGGCCCACGCGGGACGTATGCGCGCATCGGCTGGCACACGGTCACGCGCACGGCCGCGCTGACGGTCAGCAGTGAACGCGCCGGATTCCCTGGAGAGTCGCTGCGCAACCCGACGACTTATGATCGATGGTCGCCCGTGGATACTCCGGCCTGGGCTCAGTTCGACACTGGCCGCCAGACCGATATCGACTACGTGGGTATCGCCAGCCACAATCTGCGCGGCATTGAAATCGCAGTCCAGCACAGCCAGGACGCCGAAACCTGGGCCGATGCCATCGTGCTGACGCCCTCGCGCAATGACGCGCTGCTGGCCTGGTTTGAGCCGGTGACGGCCCGCTACTGGCGGATCCGGATTGCCAGCGGTGCCAATCCCTACATCGGCGTCGTCTACTTGGGCCAGATCCTGGTGATGCCGCGCTCGATCACCGGCGGCCACACGCCGGGCGTGCTGGCGCGCAAGACCGACATCCTGCCCAGCAAATCGGACAGCGGCCAGTTCCTGGGGCGCTCTGTCATCCGCCAGGGCTACGCCACAACCTACCGATGGGACAACCTGCCCGCGCAGTGGTATCGCGACGAGTTCGATCCGTTCGTGGCGGCAGCCGTGAAATACCCGTTTTTCCTGGCTGAGAATCCGCGGCGATGGCCAGACGAGGTGCTGTACGCCTGGACCACGAAAGACGTGAAGCCACGATATGGCCGCGCGCGCGACTGGATGGAAGTTGATCTTCCTGTGGAGGCCCTGGCATGAGCCCGGAAAAGGAAGTGGGCCGCGAATTGCGGACCATCGTTGAGATCGAGCAGGATTTCTGCCAACTCGCCTACGGCGTGGCGCCGTGCGCAGCCGCCCTGGGCGTGACGGGCGACAGAAAGTGCTTCAACACTCTGGCCACCTGCCAGGACCCGGAGCACTACACGCCGGGCAAGCTCGTCGTGCGGTTCTGCAAGCCGACCCAGACGCTGCCGAGCGTGCCGGCAATCCCGCTGGTCGTGGACGTCACTACGGCACCCACGGAGATCAACCCAGGTGGTGCTGGTGGCAACTCCGGGGCACTGGGTAAGCGCGCGCGGGTGACCGTGACTTTCCAGGACGCCCCGCACTCGGACATCGGCGTGGATCCCTACGTCGCCGAGCGCGGATACGACGCTATGGAGCGCGGCACGTTCTGGTCGAAGTGGCTGGCCAGGAATCCCTACTATAACGGCCGCGTGCTGCGCATCCGAGAGGGCTACGTCGGCCAGGATCTGGGCGACATGATCACCCGGACATACCTGATCGACAAGATCGATGGCCCCGACACAAAGGGCCGCGTGAAAGTCACGGCGCTCGACATCCTGGCGCTGGCTGATAACGATAAGGCCCAGGCGCCAGCGGCGTCCACAGGCGAGTTGGTTGCCGAGATCGCCGACATTCCCGCCGGCACGCCCGATCCGGTGACGCTGGCCGAGATCGAGATTGCCGGGGCCGCAGCCGCTGATTACCCGGCGCCCGGCACAGTGCGCATCAACGACGAACTGATGACATACACCGGCGTCACCGTCTCGGGCGAAACCATCAAGCTGACCGGCGTCACGCGGCGCACGGATGGCTCGGAGGCTCAATCGCACAGCGAGGGCGACCGCGTGCAGCTGTGCCTGCGCTACGAAAACGTGCGCGTCGACGCTCTGACGCGTGAATGGCTGGTGGACTACGGCGGCGTGCCGGCCGGTTTTATCCCCTGGTCTGACTGGCAGGCCGAGGCTGATGTTTGGCTGGCTCAATTCGATTTGACGGGCCTCATCACCGAGCCAACCGGTGTACAGGATCTGCTGGCCGAGATCACCGAGCAGTGCCTGTTTTATGTCTGGTGGGATGAGCGTGCGCAGCTGATCAGGTTGGCCGCGATCCGACCGCCAGAATCCGACGTACCGCTGCTGGCGGGGGAGGCCAACATCCTGGCCGATAGCGCCGAGCTGTCCCAGGATCCTGGCGGCCGCTGGTCACAGGTTTGGGTCTACTGGGGCCAGCGTGACCCCACCGAGAAGCTGGACAAGGACTCCAACTACCGGCATTTGCGCGTGCGCGCCGACGTGGAAGCGGAGTCCGCAAACCAGTACGGCGAGCAGCGCATCAAGAAGATCTTCTCGCGCTGGCTGCACAGCGAAGCTCAGGCGATCAACGTCACCACGCGCCTGCTCAATCGCTACCGCGACAACCCGCAGTACATGACTCTGGACCTGGATGCGAAGGACCGCGAGCACTGGACCGGGGACGTCGTGGATGTCGAGCACCGGTCCGTGGTGGACGATACCGGCCTGCCTGTGCGCGTGCGCTGGCAGATCGTCTCGGCCGAGGAAAAGGAGCCCGGTCATTCGGTCACCTACAAGCTGTTTGCCTACGAGTTCAAAATCAGCGGCCGGCCTGGATACTGGATGCCGATCGATGCGCCGGACTATGCGGACGCAACCGAAGAGGAGAAAGAGGCTGGAGCATGGTGGGCCGATGAAAACGGCCTGATTGGGGATGACAAAGGGTTTGCGTGGATTTGATGGAGCGGTAAATGGCGACGTGGACTGAAGTAGATGACACCAGGCTTGAGCCCGGAAAGCCGGCCCGATCGGTGGACGGACTGGCGCTACGGGACAACCCGATTGCGATCGCGGAGGGGGCTGCTGGGGCACCTCGAGTGTCACAACTCGCATGTCCTGAGCCGCAGGCGGGAGAAGTCTATCTGATCTCATCGTGCCCCATGGCGATTTCCGCCGGGCCTGCCGGCAGCTCTGTGATCAACATGTGGCAAGGTTTTGTGATGCCCGCCGATGGCGTGGTCCGGGTTTCATTCACACAGGAATCGCAGAAGCTGGCTGCAGCTGGATCTTTGGTCTGCACGACGCGCGTCATCAAGAACGGGGCGGTCATCCAGTCGTGGGCACGATCAGCGCCGACTGGATCCGGCAGTTATTACGATGACAGGGTGCTGGATGTATCTGTGGCCGCCGGTGACAGGATCTACGCGGACGCCTTCGGCAACACTGGCGCTCAGTGCTACATCCGGAATTTCAAAATTACGAGCGAGACACCGACATGGATGAATTGAGCAACCCGCGCTACGCGAACGCATTTGGCGGCGTCGTAGTTGATCAGCCTAGCGGCGTGCCTCTGTATATCGATTCTGGCGATCTATATCGGCGCATCGTGGCTGGAGATTTTGGTGTTGTCGCGCCATACATTGAATCGGGCGATACGCCCGAGAATCGGCAGCTCGCGCAGCCAGTTGACGGCGCCCGGCTGCGCGCGGTACTGCGCGCTGCGGGTATGGCGAACGAGCAGATTGATGCGCTGTTTGCGGCCGCCGCCTCTGTGGAGATTGTGTAATGCTGAATCGTTGGCAAAAAACAGTTGTCGATCGGCAGGGCAATGTGGTGCCGTGGGCCGCACTCATGATCCGCAGGGAAGCCAACCAGATGCCGGCCACAATCTACCGCGACAGCGAAGGCACGGACCCTTATCCGTCCGGACAGATCACGGCCGATGGCGATGGCTTCGCGTTCTTCTACGCGGCGCCGGGGCTGTATCGGATCACCGGGCAGACCCCGGCTATTGACTGGCGCGATGTCGGCATCGGCGCACCGTTCGACCCGAATGCCCTGGGCACGGCCGCCGCGGCGGATCTGATCGAGAGCCGGTACGACGCGACACCCGGGCGCGTGGTCACGGCTGGCGGGTTTGGCATTGGCGTGCCGGACGACGGCGCTTTGGAGGCCCTGGACGTCGACCTCGATACCGTGCTTATCAGCGGCGACTATTACTGCGCCGACACCTGCGACAACCTGCCCGGCGACTTGCCGGGTTTTCTTTCCGTGCGGGCTGGCGACGATCCGAGTCGAAAATTGCAGCGGTTTGTCGAGGACGATGCGGGAGGGAGGGAGTATTGGCGTATTTTTGACGGAACACCAGGCGCCGAATGGACAAGATCGTTCGCCGGAATCCCCGGCGCCACCTTCGCGGAAGTCGGCGCCATGGCCGAGGACCGGGGCCCGATTATCGTCACCGATCACGGCGGCGCCGTCTATGCCTGGAATGGCAGCGTTTATGCGCCGCTGATCGCGGACGAGACGTATGCCGGCTCGATGAAGCGCGCAACCACCGCCCTGGCGGAGGCGTTAGCAGATGAAGAAACTGTGATTACGCCAAAAACGCTTGGCGATGTCATGAACGCGTATGCCCTGGGCATGGGGCAGACTTGGCAGGATGTGACGGCAAGTCGAGCGGGAGGAGTTATTTATACAAACACCACCGGACGGCCAATTGCTGTCGCGATCTCAACCAGCAATGGCGCTGCTGTTAACTTTCTTAAAGTCAATGGGGTTGAGGTATCCATTTCGGTGGGCAATGGCGCAAATCCATTTAGTACCGCACTGGCAATCGTTCCCCCGGATGGAACGTATGAGTTTTCCCCGACCTCGATTTATAAATGGGCGGAGCTTCGATAATGAAATACTACAAATCCGCCTCCGGTGATGTCTACGCCTATGAATCCGACGGCTCTCAGGACGCCTGGATCAAGCCCGATCTAGTACCGATGACCCAGGCTGAAATCGACGCGCACCTTAATCCGCTCACGCCTGAACCTCCCAGCTACCCGCAATTCACGGCGCTCGAAATGCTGGATCTGTTTACCGAGGCCGAGCAACTGGCTGTGGTCGAGGCCACGATGTCGGTGCCAGCCGTCAAGCTCTGGTATGACCGTCTCATCGCCGCCATGTTCGTGACCTACGAGGATCCCCGCGTAGAGGCCGGACTTCAGGCGCTGCTCGATGCCGATCTCCTGACGCCGGAGCGAAAAGCGGAGATCGTCGCGGCGATGCAACCGCCTGCAGCAGACTGACCGGCCTCGCGCCGGTTTTTCGTTTTTGACCCGCCCTGCGCGGGTTTTTTTCGTCCAAAGGAACGACACGACATGCAACCACCGGAAAACATCGATGCGCGGGTCTGGGCGTGGCTGATCGGGGCGGCCGGCGCGGTCATCTCGATGCAGTTTATCCGGGGCCTGACATGGCCGCAGAAGCTCGTCATGGCGGTGTCAGGCACGGTCATGTCCGTGGTACTGACTCAGCCGGTTGTCGAGTTCGTGGGCATGCCGGCGGGCTGGGCTGACGGCGTGGCGTTTCTCGTCGGGCTGTTTGGATGGTCGGCCGTGGGGTCGATCATCGCGGCGATCCGCAAGGCCGACTGGTGGGGGTTGATCCAGGACCTGGCGCGCCGGCTGATCGACCGGCTGCCAGGCCGGGGAGGGCAGTGACATGTGGACATGGATCTATGTGGCCGCGCATCTGCTGATTGCGCTGGCCTGCACCTGGGCGGTGCTCTCGCCGCGCATCAATGACGGGCTATTTGGCAAGTTTGCGCTCCTGCTGCTGTGCTTTGCCTCGCTGGCGTGCGCCGGCTGGGCGCTGCGCTGGCCAGTGAGCGTGGATCGATCGGAGGCCCTGTTTGCCGCGGCCATCGCCTGCATGGCGTTGCGGTGCTACTGGCTCAAGACGTGGGCGCCGGGCCTGCGCCGGCACATCAAACGGAGGATTCGCAAATGCAACTGACTGAGCATTTCGCGCTGGCCGAGCTCATTCGGTCGGACACGGCCACGCGCCTGGGCATCGACAACACGCCCACACCCCACCACCTGGCCAGCCTGCATGTGCTGGCGGCGCACCTGGAGAGCGTCCGCGCCCTGCTGGGGCACCCGATCATCATCACGTCCGGATATCGGTCGCCGGCGCTCAATCGCGCTGTGGATGGGTCGGCAACGTCGTCGCATTGCGAGGGCCTGGCCGCCGATTTCCACGTCCCCGGGTTCGGCCCGGACCAAGCCGTGGCGCAGGCCATCGCGGATTCGGCCCTGGAGTTCGACCAGTTGATATTCGAGCAGGCGCGCACACACTGGGTCCACCTGGGGGCAGGGGAGCGCATGCGCCGCGAGGTGCTGTCCTGGCGATCGGGCCGGGGGTATCAGCGCGGCATCGTGAGGATCGAATGATCGCCGCTGCACTCAAGGCCCTGGCCGGCTGGCGGGGCTACGCGGCGGCGGCTGTGGTGGGCGGGTTGATTCTGGGCGCCGTCGGCGTGACTGTGACGCGCTGGTACTACAGGGCAGAGATCGCCGGCATGGAGCGTGACCAGGCCCAGCAAATAGCAGACGCCCAGGCGCTGGCCAGGGCAACAGAACAGCGCCGTTGGGCGGCGCGAGAGGGAGTTATCAATGATGCCAAAGAACAGGCCGCCGCAGCGGCCGCTGATGCTGATCGTGCCCGCGCTGCTTCTGAGCGCCTGCGCCAGCAAGTCGCCCGTCTCCGTGCGGGCTCCGGAGATTCCGCCGCTGCCGGCCGAGGCCAGGGTCAGTCAGGTGCCGACACCCTCGATCTGCTCATCCGGCTGCTCAGCGGGCTGGACGACGCTGGTCGAGACGTCAGCCGATACGCTGACCGACTCCGAATAGCGGGGCTGGCGTGCGAGCGGGCCTACGAGTCGCTGCGGTGATCTTGACGCGGTAAAAAATAGCCGCCTGCAGGCGGCGGCCATATTTTCCCCGAACAATGAACTCAGAGTTTCAATCCACGCGTCGAAGCGCGAAACCAAAGCATAAAATCATTGCGCACTCGGTGCAAGAGTGGCGATGACTTGGGCGGCGATCGTGCGCCGCCAGTCCTCTTCCGTGCCCGGATACCATGCGGGCGTGCGCACCGCGTGGTAATCGTTGGTCCAGGTCGGAGGCTCGCGCTGGATGTCGGCCTCCATTCGGCCGGTGGGGCTTTGGTAGACGACCGCGTACCAGGTTGAGGTCTCTGTCGCGCCGTTTGTCAGATCGATAGCCATGGTGCTCTCCACTTTATTGGTGATCCAGTCGGTAAGCCGCATGCCCGCGGCCCGGCTCTCGCGCACCCAGCGCGCCTTGGTGGCGGCCGGGACGCGCAGATGAATGAGGGCGTCTGTCATACGCCGTCCTGCAGGCGCATGCGTGCTTGCAGCTCGTCGTACTTGCGCTGAGCGGCGTGACCAGCCTTGATGCTGGCCTGGTACTCGACCCACTCGGGATGTGCTTCGATCCTGGCGCGAGCGGCCATGATCTCGTCGTAGCGGTCTTGCATGAGGCCCAGGCGCCAGATCGCACCAGCCGCACCGGCGGGGGCCTGGGCCTTTTCGGCGGCGGTCAGCGGGCGGATGGAAACATCACGGTGGATCTCGTCGCCGTAGGTGAGGTCGATGTCGATATGGCGGCGGCCGGTGTCGCCGCTGACGTTGGATTCGACGTCCTGGAAGTGTTCGGCCGACAGTGTGAACTCGACCTTGACGGTCTTGCCGTTGTCGATCCAGGTGACGGTTTCGGTGGAGATGGTCTGGTACATGACGTTGATCCTATCAGGATGCCTGGTGCCGCCAGGGCGGGGTGTCGTGATCTCGATCACCATGACTACATAATACTATCGTTTAGACGATAGTGTCAAATAGGTATTTACCCTATCTCATAGGCCTGTTTGATCCGTGCGTCAGCGTCCCGCAGCTGCACAACCGCCCGGGCGACATTGCTCGTTGGACAGCCGGTTTCCCGGGCCGCGTCGGCCTGCTGCTCGCCAGCCACCAGCACCAGCCTGGCGGCGGTCAAGATCGGTTTGCTGTGCATCCGCAGGAGCGAGGCGAGGGCGTCGAATTGTGCGTCGGTCATGGCGATATGCTATCAGGTAAACGATTGCGGTGGGCGCAAAAAAGCCCGCGCTGTGGCGGGCTGATGTGTGACCAATGCGTGACCCAAGCAGATTGAAATCTGTATGAATTCACAGTATTATAAAAACAGGATAGCGCCGTATGGCGTTGATAAATAAAGATTTTATTTCCGTGAATTGCTAGGGCGTGAGACTCGAAATCAGGCGTACGGTTTCCCCGTACCGTGGGTTCGAATCCCACCCTCTCCGCCAGATATCCCCTGTAAGTCATCGATTACAGGGGATTTTCTTTGTCTGGATGATTTGTTGACCTGCATC